ATTGAAACTTTAGAAGAATATGCTATTAAATTTAAACCTAAAGGAATGGATTTGGAAAGAATTAAATCAATACAGCGCACTCTACAAACAAATTCAACTAATGACTTATCTGACGATGAACGCCAATTTCTGGATACTATATATGATCGCTTGATTGACTTAGATGATCAGGAACGAATGGAAGAGATAGTGCATACAAATCTTAAGCGTCATTATGATGTTCGCCAATCAGCTATTGCCAAAGCTGCTGAAAAGCAACGTTTGGCTTATGAAGAAGAAGCTAAAAAGAAAGATTATACATCAGAATGGGTTAAAATCAATGGCAAAGATAGATTTGTAATGCATATCCGCAGTGAATATCAGCTTGAAGTTGATGAGAAGAGTATGCGTGTAGGTCCCGGAATTGGAGGGACGATTTGTGAACCTTTATTAGATCCAATTCATTTTGCTAAATCATTAATATATAAGGACCGCATTGAACAATTACAGAAAGCTGGACTTATTAATAATAGAGTAGCTCACCGTATTAAGTCATTTTTGAAAGAAGCAGAGGATCCTAAATCTTACTGCTTAGTACCTAGATCAAAACACTTTTCACAACATATGCAAGGAACTAGTACCCATATTCCACGCTCCTGGTTCAAAAGAATGATTAAAGTCAATGGTGAGTGGAAACTTGACGTAACTGATATGGTATTTAACGATACTCATACTCATGAAGGAATACATCCCTCAAAATTCCCTATTTCACAATTGTTATTATCTCAGCTTAGTTTTACATTAGCTATGCAACAATTTGCTATGTTTTCGCGTGTTCAACAAGATTTTCTTGTTCGGCACAATCATTGGATTTTGAAGTATATACCTCATATTACTGGTTCAGTATGGCGCGAAACCATATCTTCTATATTTTCTCATATTAAAGATACTGCTATGACTTATTTGTTTTCACCCTTACAACACTTTTGGAATGTAATCAAAAATAATAGTTTAGATACTTTAAGAATTATACAACATACACTTATGTTTGTCATAGGGATCCTGTGCATGCGACAAGTTTCCAAGCTTTTGAATGGAACCCCTGAACCAACATCTAAAGTTATGCATCGCGTTAACATGCGGTCAGTGCCATTTGTTGGCAAGCAATTCCAACCAACTGGAATTTTAGCAAGCCGAAATACGGACTCCCAACTTTGCCAAGCTTATTTAGACAGGAACATCAGATATGTTAATATCGTAGATAAGAATGGAATTGGAACTCATTGCCATGTAATTCATACTGAACAGTTTCTAATTCTAAATCGTCATATGGTAGAAGATATTAAAGACGAAGTCGAATTTATATTCTCACCAACTCCGCGTAATCCTGATAAATGGTCCTTTAGAATATCTCCTGAAAATATCTATGTAGAACCCAAATCTGATGTGGCAATCGTGTTCTGTCGGCAGTTGCCTATGGCTCGAGATATATCTAAACATTTTATAACTGAGCATGATTACGAACATCTTGACACTGCTCTAGAAATGATTGCTCTCTCGCGCTTTGAGGATGAGAACGCTATTGAGATACGAACTGGAGGAGTTATTAATGAAGATCTTAAATTGACTAACAATGTGATGGGAATTACATCTTACCTATCACGTGCCCTTGTTGTAGCTGGTGAAACAGTTTGTGGCAAGAGCGGATCAATGTTAGTCGTTCCAAATAAAATCTCTGGACATAAAAATATTTTAGGTATACAAGCGTGGAGAGTAAAATCATATACCAAACCTGAAATTATATATCAAATAGTGACCCAAGAAATGCTTGATCACATGAAATTTGAAGTTACTAAAAATGCGAAATATCCATATATTTCACAATCTGGCCCAGTCGTTGTCGAACCTACTGGAACATCTAAAGTTGATCATCTTATTGAACACCATGTTGAGGTTCTTGGAACTGTGCCTGACGACAAAGTCGTTGGAAAAGTTGGAAAAACATCTTTCCGCAAAACTATCTTAGCTGCTTTAATGGAGCGAGATGGATTTGGATCTGAAAGAGTTCCAGCTGCCCTCAACCCTCGTGATCATAGATTACTTGTTCCAGATCATCCCCTTAAAAATTCAATTAACAAGTGTGGACGTGGAGTTGTTGGCCCCTTCGATACAAAATTATTAGCTCGCGCTTCAAATGATATTGCTTTTTGGATCAAAGAAAGATTAGATAAACAAAAATTTAGAACTAATTTATCCCTAGAAGAAACAATAACTGGAGTTCGCGAGGATGGATCAAATCCCATAGATTGTCGAGCTTCACCTGGCATTCCATACATATGGGACAAGTACCCCGGCAAACCTGTTGGGAAGAAATCGCTCATCGAAATTGATGATGCAGGATATGCTGTTATAAATGATCCTAGCTATCCACCCCGATTTGAAAAATTTTTTGAATCACTTGAACATGGAGTAATTCCCCCACATACATCTTATGATTTCCCTAAGGACGAATTGCGACCATTTTATAAAGCACTTGGAAACCCCGCTGAACAAACACCACCTAAAACTCGTTCAGTTACTTGTATGTCACTTGATATTATTTTATCGTGGCGTCGTGTTACAAATGATCTTTTTGCTTCACTTCACCGTGCGGCAAAAGGCAATTTTCCATTTGCACCCGGAATGAATCCGGAAGGTCCTGATTGGGGACGTTTATTCAATTACCTTAATGTTTTCCCGCATGTAGTAGATTTTGATGTTTCCAACTGGGATGGACATATGCCTATTGATCTTATGATGGCTGCTGCTGATGCAATAGTCGTTATGCTTGGCATACATCCTCAATCAAAAACTGCTAAAGTTATCTATTCAATAGTCACTGAAGTAATTTTTGGCCATGTACAATTTGAAGATATGCTTTATCACAAATTACGCGGTTTGATATCTGGTTTTCCAGGAACCGCTGAAACTAATACACTTGCACATCTTATTTTATTTTACTATTATTATCTCTTTATTGCACGTTCTTTTGGACATATAAATTTAATGAATATTAGTAGTTTTATGGCAAACTGTCATTCAATCTTTTACGGAGATGATGTTCAGGCTTCAATATCTAGCCGCATCATTGATTGGTTTAACGGACAAACCATCGCCCGTGCTTACGAACTGCACGGATATCCCGTAACTGATGCCGCAAAAGGCAAAGAAATTGCTCCTTATAAGAACATTATGGAGTCACAGTTTCTAAAATCTACCTTTAACCCCATTTCTCCTGGTCGTATCGACAGGAAATTAGATATTAGTGTTATATATGATATGTTTTATTGGGTTAGAGCTAAGGAGCATCCAGAACAACAATTCTTGTCAAATGTTCACGACGCATTCCGTGTTTTGCATGGACATGGTCGTGAAGTTTACAATGCCGTGCGTAACCAATTTAACGGCTGGATGCGCGAAGTTGGAAAAGAACCTTTCAGTATCTACTGGGAGGATTTCGAACGTTCGCATATAAATAACTATTACGCAGATTAAATTTACCTATATTGTAGAATAAGTTTAAGTTAGTTATTAGCTTTTCGAACTTGAATTTTAATGACGATTTGAGACGAGATTAGCGCCGACCATCAGTAAGTATAGATCTTGATATGAAAGGATTAGTGAAAGAATGGTCTATGTCCTGTTCCTCAGGGGTGATTTCCAAACATCACCGAGCCTGGCAATTAGATACGCCGGGAGTTCAGGAAAGAAAATGACACCGAACAGAGCACTAATTCATATTAAGTACTGAAAATTGGTTGTCTGAAATTAAAGAGTGAGCGTACTCTTTGTGCGGGATTTTGGTGGATCCTTATGAAACATCGAGCTTGTCTCGATGCGTGAAGCCATTTTCCCGCATTTTCTCCCATTGAAAATTTTAGTTTTACTTAGTTTATAAGTTTAATTTTAATTTAGTTTATATTTAGTTATTAAGCG